CAATAAGGCTACACGTTATGAGCAAGTGTCTGACATTAGCCTGAGATTAAAGTCTATTGCCCGTGAGGAAGACATTGCTATGATTGCACTATGTCAAGCATCACGAGAGATAGAGAAGCGTGGGAAGATCGAGTTTATGGCAAGTGACCTCAAGGAATCAGGTCAATTAGAACAAGACGCTGACCTCGTAGCTGGTCTGTACTGGTGGGGACGTAGTTCTGACCCAAGAGCAGAGACGGATAAAACAGACTTCCATTTCGTTAAGAGGCGTAATGGTCCTATCCGCAAGCACGTGGTTCGTGTCAAGTTTGAAGCAGAGAAGCAGTTATTCTCGGAGGAATAATGGAGTATTGCAGTTGGTGTTCTAGGGACATCGTAGAAGTGAAGAACCGAGACGACTTGTGCGGGTTCTGTGACAAACGGTACTGGGTGAAGAAGAACTTCAAAGACCCAGAGCGTGGTTACCTGCACAAAGATGACCCCAGTGACGAGGAGTACAGGGCATTGATACACATGGAGACGTGTCAGTTTGCCCAAGAGACTATGCGTAAGAGAATCCAACGCATGAAGGCACTTATTCAAGCACAATGGACACCAGAACAAGAACAGCGACGAGCCGTGTTCAAAAAAAAAGTTACGTACAGCCTCCACAAATACACCACTTTTCGGAGCCAGAATTGCGTTTATTTGAGGAGGACACTGTAGATGAGTGATCCGGTTAATCATCCCAAACACTATACTCAAGGTAGCTTAGAGTACTTAGATGCTGTCGATGGACTACAGTTAGGATTTTATCAGGGCAACATTATGAAATATGTTGTACGCTATAAACACAAGCACGATACACAGGAACTTCGCATACAAGATTTAGAGAAGGCACTATTTTACCTAAAGCGTTTAATTGAAATAGAGTCTACAAAGAAAGTTGAGTGAATATGTTTGAAGTCAAACGAAATAGCCGTAACATTCAGGAGATACATCTCCAATTCAACAGTCAAAAGGATACCAGAAAACTACTACTCTTATCCGATGTACATTTCGATAACCCCCACTGCGACAGGGGACTCCTGAAGAAAGACCTTGATAAAGCATTAGAAGACGACGCTGGAATCTGTATTTTCGGTGACCTATTTTGCTGTATGCAAGGTGCTTATGACCCTAGGAAAGCTAAAGGTTCACTGCTTCCCCAGCATGATGGCCCTAACTACTTCGACCTCGTTGTTGAGGAAGCTGTAGAGTGGTGGCGACCCTATGCCAATAACCTAATCCTCGTGTGTCCTGGTAACCATGAGACAGCCATTATGAAGCGTCAGGAGATAGACCTGATTGATCGCTTTACAACGCTACTCAGGATGGTTGAGCCTGATTGTCATGTCAGTGCTGGTGGGTATGGTAACTGGATGCGGGTCTTCTGCAAGTTACATAGTGCTCGTAACTCATTCACTATCTATTCCCATCATGGCTATGGTAGTGGTGGAGCATTCTCCCAGCAGATTACAGCCTTCCAGAAGTACTTCCTTCAATGTGATGCTGACGTATACATAGCGGGACACATTCATAAGAAGGGTACATTCCCCATTGTCCGATCTACATTGAACCAGAGCATGAAGATCAAGACTCAGAAGATAGATATGATCCGCTGTGGTACATATAAGGATGAGTTTGGTGATGGTGCAGAGGGGTGGGCAGTCGAGAAGGGTATGGGTCCACGACCTATGGGCGGTTACTGGATGGAGATGAGTGTGAATAGAGACTCAACTATTAATAGAAAAATCTATGAAACATAGGAGTTGGTATTGTCACGTACCGATAAGGTACATTAGGATTGATGTTTACAAGGAAAGTTAAACGAGGAGGAAACATGATGTTTTCATTTACAGATCGTAACCCTGATTGGGTTTACGTATTCGTACCAGAGCAGGTACGATTAGAAGCTAAGGAATATGCTCAGAAGCACTGCGAATCTAGTAATAGCTTTGCCGGTCGTAACCGAATGTTCACTGACCTATTGCTTGACTGCGTATGCGGTTGGGCATTCTCTAAGTGGTGTACTCAGAATAACATATGGCATGAGTGTAATTACTCAGATGCTAATGATGCTGATGTCATTGTTGAGGATACAACACTGGGTCTTAGTTCGTTCGTTATATCTTCTCGATTCGCTGGTGGGGGTATCGACCCTGACCACGAAGGTGTTCGGATCACTAACTGGCGGCTAGAAAACGAGGACGTAGACTTCTACCTATCTGCTTCTTTTGATAGCAGGACAGTGACCTTCTATGGCATTGCCGAGAAGGAGTCTATACAGAATAATCAATACATCTGGGACTTACGTCCATTGGTGTACGACATGCCTGCTGATGATATGTCAGGTACTATGAGGCTGTTCACTGAGGCTTGTCGTAAGACAGAGGAAAAACAGGACGTGTTCGGGGGTCTTTTTAAGGAGAAGTAGTAATGGGGTTATCACTGACCAGAAGAGTTGGGGACAAGATACACATTGGAACCGACATTGAACTAGAGATTATAACAGTGAGGGGTGGTAAGGTTATCATCTGTATTGAAGCACCAGAGGATACACGTATCCTACGTGGTGAGGTTAAGCAAAGGGATGAGGCACATGGAAAAGCGTAAGATACATATCCTTAATCTAGGTGCGGGTGTCCAGAGTACGGCACTGTACCTGATGAGCATGGATGGTGATCTTGAGATGACCTTTGACTACGCTATCTTTGCGGATACAGGTGACGAGCCTGATGCTGTGTATGAGCACCTCAAGTGGATGCAGGGTCTAGACGGTGGTGCTGAGATACTTGTACGCTCTGATCCAAAGGGTGGCTTGGGAGATGGTACTATTGCCTCCAAGAAAGAAGGCGGTAATCGTTGTGCTTCTATTCCTGCTTTCACCTTTAATTCTGAGACTCAACAAGGTGGTATGTTGATACGTCAGTGTACAGATGAATACAAAATCAAAGTAGTGGAACGTACCATACGCAGGGACATACTAGGTCTAGCACCACGTAAGCGTGTGCCTAAAGATGTAGAGTTGTGGCAGTACATGGGGTTCTCATATGACGAACCAGGAAGGGCAGCTAGGGCAAGGGGTAGGTTTGAACAACGTGGTTGGTCAAAGGTGGGATTCCCATTGATAGACGACTACATGACGAGGCATAACTGTATTCAGTATCTTGAAAAACGTGTGCCTCATTACGTGCCACGAAGTGCCTGTGTATTCTGTCCGTATAAGTCTAATCGGGAATGGCTAAGTCTCAAGAAGAACGATCCGAAGGGATGGGATCGGGCAGTGGAAGTGGATGAAGCTATGCGACATGATCGTCGTGGCAAGATTGAGAGTGAACTCTATCTGCATCGAACATGCGTACCTCTGAAAGACTGTCACTTAGATGAAGACCAACCAGACCTATTCGACATGGAGTGTGAGGGTGGGTGTGGACTATGAACAAGGCTGCTATTCGGTAGCCATGTAGGTTGGGTATAATCTCTCGATTGCCTAGCCTTTTGGGGAACCCCTGACCAGTTGTATGCTGGCAGGGGCTTTTATAACAAGGAGACTACGATGAAAGATAGAGATGAAACGCACGTTAAAATAGCCAAGGCGATCCTATGGTTCTTTGCTACGGCAGCACTGGGCATTTGGTTCAGTAGAATCTTCTCTTCAGGATGGGGGTTGGGATGAGACAGGAACTGGTAGATTTCTACGGTGATGATGACCTGTTATTTGCAGATGAATTTGATGATGCTATCATCGGTGTCTCTGATGGTCGGGTCTGCTACGACAAGGAAATGATGGTACACATACTATGTACCAAAGACGATATGGACAGGGATGAGGCATATGAGTACCTAGAATTTAATACCTGGGGTGCTTACATAGGTGAAAAAACTCCCCTATATATAGATGTTTACTATTTCAATAAAGTAAGGAACCATTATGAGAATCAGATACATATCAACGGACAGACGACGGGTACGAGTGCTGACGAATGACGTGGAGCAACTGCTGCATATCCATCGTAAGCTAGTAACAGAAGGCTTTAGACAGGTAGGATTAGTCCGATTCCTGATACACCTAGCAACCGCTGGGCGTAGAGGGTACGGGGAAAGAGGTGTGGAAGATGGCGAGTAATGAACTACTAACAACCAGAGACAAAATTACGGATGATTTCATTGACACCCTGCCTGAGTATATGCAAGACGAGTTCTTTATGTTTTTGTCAGGTTTTGTGGCTTGCTTTAGAGCATCTGGCGTGAAGTCAATTCCTGTGGACTCTATGGATGTATTCGATGAGTATATGGAAGTTGTAGATAAACGTATAGAACAGGAGAAAAAAGATGGCGTGCATGACGCATAGCTGCCCCTGTGGGCATGATTGGTTTAACAACAAAGGTGGTGGTGATTGTCCTAAGTGTGGTAATGACAGGGACATTGGTCATCACTATGATGAAGAACACTTCGACGAGGATACAGACGATGACGAATAGCAAACAGAAAGGGAAGCGTGGCGAATTGGAACTAGTAAAAATGCTCAAGAAACTGTTTCCAGGACCTAACTGGAGACGATCACAACAGTACTGCGGTATGGATGATGGGGAACCAGATGTAGTCGGGGTACACTCACTGCACATCGAATGTAAACGTGTGGAGTCAGGAACTAAGACACTGTACAAATGGGTCGATCAGGCAGAACGTGATGCTGAAAATGGACAGATACCAGTCGTCATGCACAGGGCTAGTCTGCAACCTTGGCTGGTTATCGTACCACTGGACAGACTTAAAGACCTCGTAATAGAGGTGGATACACTACTGAGTAAGGATATACCAGAGAGCAGTGCCAGCAGTAGTGATTAACGCACCTATAGCAGTGCGAGAAGCCCACTGAGACGTGTCCTTAGCGTCTTGGAGATCATTTTCCACTACTGACACCCTTACGTCTAAGGACGGCTTACCGTTGCCCCTGTAGAGTCTAGAGATAGGCTCTATCTTAGTGAGCACTTGCTCTACTTTTATCTCAATACGGGACATGTCTTTACGTAGGTCTTCTATTTCAGTCACTGTCTTTTCCTATGGGTGTCTGGGTCTTACGGTGTGATCCCATTAAGAAGGCACTGATGCCACCACCAACGGTAATAATAAACTCGTTACCGATTAGCGGGTTCTCTCCTCCCACCGTGTCATTGATGACAGTGGCGAGTACAGTGAGTACAGCTATGATACACGCTGTTAGTGTATCCTTCGTCTTAATGGCTGCGAAAATCTCTTTTATTTTGTTCATGCTATTCTCCTAAAAATGGGATGAAACTCTTGGCTTTTTCCATTATACCTAGACCACCACCAGAGGACAGTAGATAGTAAGCAATTATCCCTACCACAATCAGGGCTACAAGTGCCTTACGCTTACTCGCCTTAGCCGTAGCTAACTGTGCCTTAGCCAGGATGAGGTCTACCTTACCAGATTTCTTGGTCGCCTTAGCCTCTGCCCTGACTTCTCGCTTAGGTGCCATGTCTGGGTCAACCGATGCGTTTCTACGCTTGCTCATCTCCTGATACCTCCTGAAGCACTTCTGTACCTCTTAATAGCCTTCTTCATGTCTTCCCATGCCTGTAGTTCTTCTTCTAGGTTTTGCGTAGGGTCACCAGTCTGTTTAGGCTTATCGGGTGTCTTGAGAACATTTGCTCTAGCCATACTGCGTATCCTACGCTTCAGGGCATTCTCGTTGATGTCGAAATTACCCTTATCCTTCCAGTGGTTCTTCACCTCAGTACGTGCCCTAGTTAAAATGCTACGGGTTAATTTCAATGTCAATGCGTCAGGGGTTCTGGCGTGATTACTGGGTATCATCTCCATCACTAGGTCTTTGGCTAGTGTCCCCGATACATGTTTGAAGTCACTAAACTGTTTACTGTCTAGCTTTCGTGTAGTCCCCATCTCCCCTGTGTACTCGTTACTAGGATCAGCAGGGTATGCCTTCTTCTCATTGTTCTGATTCCAATTAACAAAGACACGATCCCCCTTGAACAACTTAGCACTCGCTACCTTAGCACCCGTCCAGTGTGTAATGTTCTTAGCCTTACGACCCCATACGTCATAGATCGGGTCAGTTGCTTTTATTTCTGTTCGCTTCCCCACCTCTTCTAAAAATCCTTCAGATGGATTGTATCCCACATAGTCCTGACCAGAGGCCACCCCAAATGGCAGACCAGCACGCTCCTCTTGTTGGTATATGTTGGGTATGTTTGACCCTGCAAAATTAACCGCCCACTTCCTCCAACCACCCTCTTCACTAGCAGCCCTGATTATGTCACGTAACCCCTGACCAAAGGTCTTTCCAGATAGCTGCTTGGTAAAACTAATGCCGACATCGGAGGCAATGTCAGTACCACTCTTCCCCTTTTTCCAAGCAGAGAACAGGTCTGTAAACATAGCAATGGGGGTAGCAATCGGATCAGCTTTGTCGAATGACCACCACTCATCATTTATCTTCACTGACGTTGGCGGGGC